TATTCATAGGTAATTTTCAGTAGAACTACATGTGTGAGGAACTATCGTCTTATATAAGATGCTCTTTATCTCAACTTAAAGAAAGGGTCATAATTTAAAAAATAAACCCTCTTATTGTTGGTTTTTAAAAAAGTTGATACCGACATTTTTGGTTTTGTTTGGACCCAATAATCAACATAATCCACTTTACTAGAATATGTTTGAAAATTCCTACGATAAAAACTTCTAAGGAAAACCTCGTGTCGATCACGTAAAGATGTAAATTCCTGAACATTACTTTTACACAGTCATAAAAATACCTTCAAATTTCCCTTCTCTCCTAAAGAGAACCATGAGGTAGCATGAAATAGAAGCTGCAAAACATGTTTATCATAAAACTTATTTCTATCTCAAAGCTCTGCAAAGGAAAAATACTCTGATATCTCTCTGATTTTATCATCGTTATAAGTACAAATTTCAGAGGACCTACGGAGAAGGTATGCAAGACGATTTTTCCTAAGGTTAGAAGCATCTGCACCCATTAATAACTTTTCTCAAAGATGGAAACGGTTCGTATCTAATAGTCCATTATCATCTAGACATCTTTTAAGAAAGCTAGGTCTGTCGTCTGATGTTAGTAAACTCTTGTCTGCCTGAACACCTTCATAAACGCCTTTATAATTAAAGTTCTCCTCCATTCAAGAAAGAACTTTTTGAATGTCGTCATCTGACAACTTCTTGTTTAAATGTAATAAAACATCGTCTCCCATAATTTGAATTGAGTAATCTTCAGACACATCGGAAAAAACAGAGCAATTCGAAATAGTACTCGTTCAAATCATTCAGTTAACAAAAGAGTTAACTATTGCAGTTCATGAATGACCGGTAGCTATTCCCTGATTAAAACCTCATGTATTACCATTATGGAAAACCAATTTTTTATTCACCATCGTGTCATGTATGAATTGAAAGTGATTATCAACGTACACACCCTCAACAAAACATGACCTTATTATCTCTAGTGCCCTAGATATCATGCTAGGATGCACTGAGCTATCTCATTGTTTCCCATCGAACTCATAACAAAATTTAAACTTCAAATCAAGCTCTGATCTACGATAATAACGTAAATTATGATCAGCATGACCTAATCATATTTCACTAGAAAACAAGTCCTTAGGATGCCAAGAAGTTTTAAAAACTTCTAGTCAAGTCGACCCATGGAGTATATCAATAAACTCAGGAATAAAGAGTGGACGGCTCTTAAATTCTTCACCCAGGTCTACAGATTGTATCTTCTCTCGAGAACCTACACAATAGTATGAAGATACATCTTTTAATGTTCCTTTACTAATTCTTCATCAATTTTTAATAAGGGAACTTATCATAACATGAGCAATATTAGCTTTAGTGATGCTCATTTTCTTTTTATAATGTGCCTGAAACAATTTCCTCGTAATGATACCAGGGTGAGTATCAGGTACAATTTTAGCGTCTTGAATGTCATAATGAGTGGCAGCTGGAACATTACAAGGTAAATTCAGACGTTTGAGTGAGGATGAAAATTCTAACAACTTACTATCAATCCTCCCCTTAAATTTAGGATGATACTTACCATAGCGAGAAATATTAGACATAGTCAAAGAATAACTAGCATTGACACAATGTAACTTATCAAGATGCTC